CTTTCATGTAGTTCATCATGCGTTCCTTGGTCTGGTGCGTAGTCATGAACCCTATGCTGTTGGACAACCCGCCCATCGTGTCTAGCTTGCGCCAGATGTAGTTCTGCATAGACCCCAGCACATCCCGCAGATCTTTGCCCAGAGAGCCGCTAGTAGCAGTTGCCTGCCTACGCAAGTTCTTGAGTTCAGCAATGACGGCCTGCCCTGGCCCGTTCACTTCCAAATTCAGCGTTGAGTTCTTGTAGGCTCCAGCAATGTGGGCTATCACCCAGGCAAACTGATAGGTGTTGAGTTCTGAGGTTGCAAACTCTGCCACCTGATCTAGCCCATTGGCATAGCACCTGTAGACCTGTATGCAGAACCTGTCAGCCCAGTCAGAGCTGCCGTAAGCAGGGTCAGCACCAATAACGTAGTACCCGTTGTCTACCGGCTCCTCCCAGATCCTCAGCGTGCCCAGCCTCTCCGTAGACTTGATCACCTGGGTGTCTTGGAAGTTCTGACCAAAGGCATAACGGTAACAGTCAGGAATGATCTTCTTCGCAATCTTGGCTGCATCCGTACACCTGCTGTTGGAGAAGAAGCTCGTGCCAGTCATGACAAATGCGTAGTCCTCCGTAGGTGGGAACTCCTGGTACATCAGGCTCTCGTCTTTCATGCCCTCCGCTAGCTTCCACCGCCACCAGGCCATCTGCCGGCTGTTGATCTCCACCCCGTAGAGCTTCTTGATCTCCTTCGTCCATTCCTTCTCCTCCCCAGTCAACTTCCCATCCCAGTACACCTTGTAGACGTTGCTGTCAGGATCTGCTGAGTAGTACTCGTTCCTCCACCACCCGCAGAAGATAGCCCTCTGTGTCTTCGCAGTCTTGGCCGTCTTGTACATGTCGTGATACATGTTGAACCCCTGGGCCGTACTCTCAAACATGTACAACCGCTCAGGATTCTTCTCAGCCAAAGACGCGATGAGAGATGCTAGCCCCTCCTCACTGCCCCAGGATGCTGTCTCAGTACCGTGCAAGTAAGTAATAGCCTTGCCTTGCCCCAGTCGAGACTTGTTGCCAGCGATCTGATAGAAGATACGTGATCTGTTCTTGAGTACCATCTGGTTCCTATTGTGGGCAACCAACGGAATCTTGAACTCTTTTGGCAAACCTTCCATGTATTGACCAAGAGTAGACCGGAACATATCCCTGTTTTCCTCCGTATCTGCCACCAGAGTTCCCTGCCAGCCAGGATGAGTGAACTGCCAGTAAAGATCGAGAGCCAAGGAGATGGTGGTAATACCCAACTGCCTGCCCTTAAGAATAACAAAGAAATGAATGTCATTAGCTAACCCCTTCGCAATCTCTTCCATCACATACGTCTGTGTCCCTAAAGGCTTGGACATGGGTATTAGCCCGTCCTCCTTACTCTCAATCTTCAACTGAGCACAGAATTTGTAAAACTGCTTGAGATCAAAGTTCACGGAAAGTAGTCCCTATCACTGATACACCGCATGTACACACGTACCCGCTCCCCAACACCCTTGCCATAGAACTTCTCCAACCTCTTCAGCCTCTTGCCTAACCACTTCTCAGCAAGAACTTTCCCCAGCACTTCCCTGTTCCTGTAGTAGCTGAACACCAACACCCTAGCTTCAGCCATCTCCAACAGAACCCGGTCACTCAACTAAGCCGCCATACCCGCACAAGGTCACCATCGGCTTTGGAGGTGAAAGTCATCCCGTACTTCTTCCTAGCCCTCACGTTGGCATTCAACACGTTCGCCCTCGCACTCTTGGGAACCGTAAAGCTGTCACCAACACTCATCTGCAAGTAAGGGTAACGGTACACCACCCTGACTGGGGGTAAACCTACTCCACTCTCTACTTCTATCTCCTGCATTACCACTCCCCATCTATTGACAACACCGCATCCTAGCATGTGCGCCAAATACTGAATATTTTATTTGGGGTGGGCGAGATGTGGGGGTCACGCTCACACTGACCACGCGACCCAGCCAGGCGGGCCAGATCAGCCTAGCCAGCTGCAGGCAACCTACCCTGCCCATGTCCAGGCCAGTCCAGGCGCGGCAGGCAGGCGCACAGCGCTGGTGATGCTATCTATATAGATGGTCTAGACCCAGTACCCCACTAGACCCTATCGGGGCACCTAGGGGATTGCTCACAGGTTACTGATCTAGATGAGAGACCCCGAGAGACCTTCGACCCTGAACTGTTAGCACCAGTCTATCGATCTAGTCCATAAACACTCTAGGTGTCTAGCTGTCTAGGTAGACCTAGATTGTTTATAGTGTCACCGGGTGTTGTCAAGCACAACAGCACTCAGACGAGCAGCCGGACACCAGGCTAGCTTTACACTTCTTAACACTTCTTTACAAACCAGAAACAATTGCGGGCGGTCTAGCACCGACACTGTCAGTACTGCAGCAAGACAGCGGCAGCAACAAACGAAGGAAACGAAATGAATATCGCAGAACTTTGGTCTTTGATTCTGATCATCGGCGCGGCACTCACTGTGCTTGGTCTCACGATAGGCTGAGCTCAGTTCGAGCATCCCACGGGGTGCTCTGTACTGCGTTTTGCAGTCTAACGAGGACAGTGTCCATCATGCGTAATCCCTATAAAGCTAGACTCTCCTCTCTCGGCCTGACCTACAGGCCGATCCTTGGCACCGCATCAGCAAAGACGGTCAAGGGTCAGAAAATTGGCATGCTAACTGGCATCATTTACCTTGTGCCTGATGCGACGATCTGCAGCATGGCCAAGCTAGCGGGTTGCATGGCGCCATGCTTGTGAATAGCCGGACGTGGAGCACAGCGCAAAATCCAACGTCAACGCAAGGCCAAGACAGACTGTTTCAAAACCGACCAGCAAGCTTTTATGTTGTCGTTTGCTGCGGATGTTTGGACGTTGGCACGTTCCGCAGCCAAACGCAAGATGACCCCATTGGTCAGACCAAACGGTACGTCAGACATTTTGTGGGAAAACATCGAGGTTTGTGATGGTTTGAACATCTTCCAGTGTTTCCCGGACGTTCAATTCTATGATTACACCAAGCATCCGTCACGCAAGCTTGCGGGCAAGACTGCAGACAATTACGATCTGACCTACAGTTTTTCAGGCATCACGCCAATTGGCATAACGCATAAGGGTCTGTTGAACCCTGACAATTCTCGGGTAGCTGTTGTGTTTCATAAACGGTCAGAAATACCCACAAGCTTTCGTGGCTGGCCTGTAGTCGATGGTGATAACACCGATGTCCGCCATATCGAACCTAAAACCGTTGCTGTAGCACTCTACAGCAAGGGCAAAGCAAAGCGTGACATGTCCGGGTTTGTACAACACGCTGGCATCAATTACTGATTTTCAGGGCATGTGCTAGCAGTGCATGCCCGGACGATCCGTCCGGTAAAGGAGATAAGCATGACACACGCAACACTCACCAACCGCTACACCGGTCGCACGACTACTTTGCGTCTCGAAACCAATAATTGGGTCTCAAGCAAAAACTACCGCGCTGCACTGCGGCGACTCGCATCCGGGCCCTGCACGCCAGTGCGATCAGACACTAGTTTTACGGTCTACGACTCGCGCGGCCCGTGCCAGGCCGTCGAGGAACACGGGATTGCAGCCTAACGACATGCAATTGATACCCTTAGCAATGAGGGTATCGGTGGCATGTTGCCAGACAAGGGGATTATTATGATTAGGATATTTGCAAGACATCAGACAGCGGTTGACGGGAAACACTGGCACATTGTCGCCACTGGTTCAACTATGAAATCAGCGTTGAAAACCCTCAATCGTCGCTGGGAGCTGTCAGCAAGCTACGGGCGTGAATTGTGGTATGACAACAGCAGAGACAGTCGGTTTAAACGCCTTGCACCTACACTCTAAGGGGATAGCATGACACTCACAAACCCGGATGACGGGTTATCCGTTACCGTTTTACAGACCGAGGGCGGTTGGTTGGTACGCGTATTTATTGACGATGACAGTGGCGGGATTATCACTCAAAGCATCTATCCCACTGAGGCCGCAGCTCTCGCGTACGCCCATAAACTTGCAGGAGTCACACAATGAAACCCTCACACACCCAGACGCCTCGCACCTACACTCTAAGGGGATAGCATGACACGATCATTCAATCACGATCAAACCCGCTACACGCTCGGGGACTGCGCGACGGTCAACGGGTTGCGACGCATTCAATGGCAACAGTGGCGGCTCATGTCGGGCGCTTACGTGCTCATGCGGACAATGTGGCTGCCCACGCGCAGCACACGGCAGACCATCATCAACGAATTCTCATCACTGGTGTAACCATGAAACC